AACGTTGAAATCGGTGGTTTGATCTTGTGTAAGATCTTAACAGAGCAACTCGCAGCACAAAAAGAGTACTACGAGTCGCAATCACAAAATCAGATGGATTCGGTTGATAACCATTTCATGCGTAATAACGATGCACGTATGCCTTTGTATAGTGAGCGTAAAAGCACAGTAAGTAAAGGTGGTGGCTTCGGGAGTGGTTCACGTTAATTAACTTTTTAGGAGGCTTTAAATGGCTACAGTATCCAGTCCTTATGGACTAAAGCCGATCAGCCTGATCGGTGGTCAATCCTTTACTGGCGGCACAATCCGCGAGTATCAGTTGACCTATAACAACACAGCACCAATTTTTACTGGTGACTTAGTGCAACTTGGCACAACCAGCAATTTACCTGGTATGCCTATTGTTGTTTCTTCAACCCCAACAACCAGTTCTACTGGTATTGCTGGCGTTTGCGTAGGCGTACGTTATCAATTAGCAGGTCAACAACTAGGCTACCCTTTGTATGCTCAGTATTTGCCAGCTAATGCGATCACTGCAGGCTACACAAACGTATTTATCCGTGTAATCGAAGACCCAGATCAGTTGTATCAAGTACAAGCTGCTGGTTCTGTAACTTATACCTCTATTGGTAAAACTGCTGCTTTAGGCAACTTTACTGGTGGTACAAGCTCTACAACTGGTAACACAACATCTGGTGATTCAGTAATCAACGTAACTGGCTCTTTGAGTTCAGGCGTGTTGACTGTTGCTAACACTTCCGCTCTTGCTGTTAAGATTGTTGACTTGGTTAACTCCAGCTCTACATTCGGCGGCAATTTCCCTTCTAATCCCGGTGATGCATACACTGATTTGATCGTCAAGTTAAACTTTGGCGTACATCAGTACTATCAATCCGCTGGTACAGCTAACTAATAAAGGAGCTATAACATGGCTATTTCACGTTCACAGCTCTTAAAAGAGTTACTCCCAGGACTAAACGCGTTGTTCGGTTTAGAGTACAAGCGCTATGGCGAAGAGCATAAAGAAATTTATGAAATCGAAGCCTCTGAGCGTTCATTTGAAGAAGAGACAAAACTGTCTGGTTTCTCGGCTGCTCCAGTCAAGAACGAAGGTGGTGCAATTTCTTACGATAATGCACAAGAAGCTTTTACAGCTCGCTACTCACACGAAACTATTGCTTTGGGTTTCTCAATCACTGAAGAAGCGATTGAAGATAACTTGTATGACTCATTGTCTGCTCGTTACACCAAAGCATTGGCTCGCGCTATGTCTTACACCAAGCAAGTTAAAGGCGCTTCTGTATTGAATAACGGTTTCTCATCTAGCTACCTCGGTGGCGACGGCGTTTCATTGTTCTCTACAGCTCATCCATTGGTAAACGGTGGTACAAACAGCAATACTGCTGCTACCCCTGTTGATTTGAACGAGACTTCTTTGGAAGCCGCAACAATTCAAATCGCTGCCTGGACTGATGAGCGCGGTCTCTTGATCGCTGCTAAGCCACGCAAACTGGTGATCCCACCTGCTTTGATGTTCGTTGCTACTCGTCTGTTGGAAACTAACCTCCGTGTTGGTACAAACAACAACGATATCAATGCATTGAAAAACAATGGCACAATCCCAGAAGGCTACGCTGTTAACCACTTCTTGACCGATACAAACGCATGGTTTATTTTGACCGACGTTCCAAACGGCCTGAAAATGTTTGAGCGTACACCACTCCAGAATTCTATGGACGGTGACTTCGATACTGGTAACGTTCGTTACAAGTCTCGTGAGCGTTACAGCTTCGGTTGGTCCGATCCCCTCGGAGCATGGGGCTCAAGCGGTTCATTCTAATCTGAATGTGCCCAATAAAAACCCCAGCTCACAAGGCTGGGGTTTTTTCATCGTAGTGGAGTTTTCTGTGGCAGTTGGCGCATAACACGATACACTTTTTAACTTCTTTGTACGCTTTGGTAAACATCTTGGAACTAATTAGAGCACTTACTTCATACTCTTTTTCGCTTGGGTTTATGTGGTGAAAGTCCATACAGGCTATGTGGTTCTCATTACACCGAGCGCAATGCAGACTCCCCTTGAACAGATCCCACTTTTCTTTACCCCGCTTGGAGTTCTTGGTTGTGGTAGCTAAAACTTTCTCTTTGTTCTTTTCGTAGTACTTACGGCTATACTCGGCGTGCTTTTCTTTGCGTACTATAGGGTCTTTATAGGGCATTTTTGTCGTCTAGGGAGTAGGTTTTAATTGGCTCGTGGCTATTTACATCTACATTACACGCCCATTTAACTGCTTCTTCTGCTGGTAACCCCATACGCATACACACTTCGGCAGCCATAGCCCCGCTACCGATAGCCATAAAAGTTCTAACTCTTTCCCATTCAAGGTCATCCCCGCATGAGAAAAGGCCTTCTTTAGTTAGTTTTAAAAAAGAGCTGTCTGATTTTAGTTTTGGCTTCGTTTTGTTTTTCTTATTTAGGTAGTCCAGCACTTTTTCAGCATCGCAGTAATTACCCGCAACCCCCAGCCAGCCGCCGTCTATAGCAAATATCTTGTCTTCAAAATATTTAATACCAGCATCGCTATCTGTAAACTGGCTGTCCGCAACCAGTATTTTATTATTCCAGTCACCGATGATTGTTGTCATTTCTGTGGTACCTATCTTTTGGGTTATTGAGCATACTATTAATAAGCTCATCCATAGTACTAAACCACTGAATCACTTTCATGCCGTCGTGCTGCATGATTGTAAAGCTCATTTGGTAGCCATAATATATAAACCTACGTTGGAAAAAGCGTATCCGCTATATACCACCGCCATAGCCCAGTTACCTTTTATACCCTGCTCACAGGCGATGTATCCGTATATTAGCCCAGTCACTATGATAAGCCAGGAGCTCATTGGGTTCCTTTCGTTTTTTGAAGTATACCCATTTTACTAAAATAATTGCACAAATCGTAAAATAGTGTAGAATTACAACAACTGGGTGATTGCTTATTCCGCCACTGCCCCAGCAGACGATGCAACGATTGGAATAGGCTCTTTTGCATAAGGAAACTTATAATGGCACGCGCAACCTTTGAAGGCCCGATTCTATCTGGTCCAAACCGTTTTTCCCCTTTCCGCAACGTCGGTTACACTGATTTAGTTCAGGAAACCTCTATTGTTTTAACCAACTCTACTAATGGTACTGCTGGTTATGCTGGTGGATCTGGTCAATTTGTTAACGGAAATACCGTTCCTAACGTAAACGCTACTGTTTACACCCCATCTTCTAGCGTCTACCCACCTGTAGCAGCTACTATTACTGCCGATGCTGGAACTGGCGGTACAGGTACTTTGTACCGTGGCGTTACATTTTGGCTACCATATGCCGCAAATATTAACGATTTCTTGATTGATACCAATGTGGCTATTACAGCTACTGGCGGCACAATTGGTACAGTAACCGCTAGCATTGGTAACGCTTTTAATACAACTACTTACGCTAACGTAGCTTCTATGAATGCTGCTGCAGGCCGTAACACTGTTGCTTTAACTGGCGCTCAATTGCTTGCACAAAACTCTACAACTGGTGACATTACAGTTTCTCCAGCACAAGCCTCATCTCAGTATGCTGGATTAGTCTCCCAAGTTGTTGTAACTTTGACTATTCCTTACACAGCTGGAACAGGTACAACTTTGCCAGTAATTACTGCAGGTACATTTACTTTTGCTGTACGTTACACACAAACTGACTACAATATTGGTAATGCTACAACATACCCATACGGTAACTTTGACTAATTAATCGAATAATGGGGCGCAGATCTGAAGGTTCTTGCGCTTAAACGAGTGTCCTAAACACCGCCCCTTTTTTAAAATTTAGGAGATTAATTATGACAATGCAATATGACGTAAAAGCCTCGCACCTTAACCAGTCAGGTTTTTTAGTGCTTAATGGTTCAGTAAATAGAACTCGTCTTAAACAGCTAACCTATTCTGGTAATGCTGGACAGGCGGGTACACTAATGCTATTTGATACTTTAACAGCCCCAATATCTGCTGTATATGCCCGTTCAGGTACAACAGTTACAGTAACAAAAACTGCTCACGGATTAAGTACAGGCACTCAAATTGGTATTGGGTACTTAAGTGCTTCTGGTGCTTCTGCAACTGATGGCAACTGGACAATTACAGTAACTGATGCAAATACTTTTACTATTACAGACCCTAATTCTGGAACAGTATCAGGTGGAACAACTTGTTATTATGTAGTAGCTTATCCAACAGGTTTTACAGTAAATCAAAACTCTGCTCGTTGGTTAATGGCTTTTGATACCCTTACAGGGGCTACTTCTACACAACAAGTAAGTATACCTGGTGAAGGTGTATTAACTCAGCTAGGGGCATACGCTCAAATGACATATATTGGTTTTGTTACTGCATTCTATGGCTAAGAAAACCCCATCTCTCGCAGTTGGGCGTGGTGAGAAACTTCCAGTCTCGAAAGGGGCTGGTCTCACTGCTAAAGGCCGCGCTAAGTATAATGCAGCTACAGGTAGTAATTTAAAGGCTCCACAGCCTGAAGGTGGGGCTAGGAAGAAGTCATTCTGCGCTCGTATGTCCGGTATGCCGGGTCCAATGAAAGACGAAAAAGGTCGCCCTACTCGTAAGGCAGCTAGTTTAAAACGATGGGCTTGTGGCTCAAAATGAACAACATTAACCCAATCGAAACCGCCAGAGAGTTGGCAACACATGCTAATGATATTGAGCATTTACAGGCGGATATGGATAAACTTGTTAAAGACATGGAAGAAGTAAAAAAATGCTTAGCGGAAATACAGAGATTACTTGGAGAACAAACCGCTAGTAGAAGAACCATGCACACTGTATTTAATGTAATTGCAGTTTTGTTTGGCGGTTTAATTGTGGCGTTATTTGAAAAATTTGTAAAGTAAGGAAATAATATGGCAAAGAGTGATATGAAAGAAGACATGAAAGCCGATGTCAAGCAAGATAAGGCTATTGTGAAAAAAGCATTCCGTATGCATGATGCGCAAGAGCATAAGGGCGGCAAGGGTACAAACCTTACCAAACTTAAAAAAGGCGGTAAAGCAAAACGTTACGATGAAGGCGGCGATGTAGAAACTGACACCGCACAAGGTAAAAACTCAATGATTGATGACAATACTCGCGCTATGGCGTTGGATTATGCCAATACAGATATTGATAAAGAACCTCGCTTAGATAACGTGCCAATGCCAAAAGAAAAAGCCAAAGCTAAGGCGTCTTCGAAAGGCGCTAAAGCTTTTACTAAGGCAGAAACAAAAGGAGGCGCTGCGCTAATGACTCGTAAAGATCGTAGCGACATGCCTAAAGCTAAAGCAAAATCTTCTAGCTATACCCCGGATTACTCCGTTGGAATGGCAATGAAAGCGGGCGGTAAAGTTCGCGGTTGTGGTATTGCTCAACGTGGTTTAACTAAAGGAAAAGTATTATGAAAGAAACAATGGGACCAAAAACAATGGCTAAAGATGTGGAGAAGTTTCCTCAGTTTGAAAGCCACGACGCTGCTACAGCTAAACACGGCGCAGGCCATTTGCCACACCACAAGTTCTTCCAAGAGCATAAGGCAGGCCATGATGTTCATACTGAAGCTGTACAGAAGTTTTGTACAGGCGGTAAGATGAAATGAGAGCTTCTCGCGGTATGGGTGATATTAACCCTGCTAAAGAACCAAAGGCTACGGCCGCTCTAAAAGCAGGCGGTAAAACCAACTGGATCGCGGGAGCTATCAAGAAACCTGGCGCTTTACATAAAGCTTTGGGTGTGCCAGAAGGTGAAAAGATTCCGTCTAGCAAACTGGCTGCAGCTGCAAAAAAACCCGGCAAGATGGGTAAGCGGGCTAGGCTAGCGGAAACCTTGAAAGGGTTGAAGAAATGAGTTTTGTTATTACTTGGTTATTTGACAAACTTGGCTACATGCCTAAAATTAAAGTAGATGTCGGTAGCATTGCGTATAAAGCATGGCCTTTCCCTGTAGAATCAAAAGCGGAAGAAACGCCGGTAAAGAAATCGGCTGTTAAAAAAACAAGAACTTTGCCGTCTAGAGCAACTATTGCTAAAACTGCCCGTACAAAAAAGGCTAAGTGATGACCGTACCATCCCCTCTTACCACAGGCACTACGTTATTTAATCTAGATTTAAATGATCTGATTGAGGAAGCGTTTGAGCGCTGCGGTAAAGAGCTACGTTCTGGTTACGACTTTAGAACTGCAAGACGTTCTTTGAATTTGCTAACTGTTGAGTGGGCAAACCGCGGCATTAACATGTGGACTATTGAGCAGGGAACTATTAATTTAGTTCAAGGACAAACTACCTACGCGTTGCCTACAGATACTATTGACCTCTTAGAGCACCAGATTCGTACACAGGCAAATAGCCCATCTAATCAAACGGATATAAATATATCCAGAATTTCAGTATCTACTTATTCAACAATCCCAAACAAGCTATCCCAAGGTAGGCCAATTCAAGTCTGGATTCAACGTTTATCTGGCCAGCCAAACAATAGCACGTATACATTAGCTTCTACCATTTCAGCAACAGACACAACAATTACTCTTTCTGACACAACTAACCTGGCTTCAGCCGGTTTTATTCAAATTGACAATGAGATCATCGCCTATGGCTATGTATCTGGAAACCAAATAGGTTTCTGTGCTCGTGGGCAAGCGAATACAACTGCAGCAGCTCACACTTCAGGCGCAAGTATATACGTTCAAAATCTTCCAGCGGTGTCAGTCTGGCCTACACCAGATGGGTCACAACCATACCAATTTGTGTATTGGCGTTTGCGTCGTATTCAAGACGCTGGGGATGGTGTAAATATCCAAGATATTCCGTTTCGTTTTGTTAACTGTTTAGTTGCTGGTTTGGCGTATTATTTGTCAATCAAACTACTAGGAGTAGACCCCCAGCGCATCGCCGGTTTAAAGGCAGATTATGAGCAGCAGTTTCAGTTAGCGTCAGAAGAAGATAGAGAAAAAGCCCCAGTTCGGTTTGTACCACGTAGGATGTTTATTGGGGGTTATTAATGCCTAATAAGTTTGCTTCTGGTAAGTATGCAATTGCAGAGTGCGATCGGTGTGCATTTAGATATAAGTTGGTTGAGTTACGTACGGAAATCATAAAGACGAAACCCTACCAGCTAAAAGTCTGTAATACCTGCTGGGACCCTGATCAACCTCAGTTACAATTAGGGATGTATCCTATCAACGATCCCCAGGCAGTACGGGAACCAAGACGGGATTTGAGTTATGTACAGTCAGGTTTGACGGCGTATGGGTATCAGGCTGGAGGCAGCCGAGATACTCAGTGGGGTTGGAATCCTGTAGGACAGGGGTATGACTACAATGAAACGCCGAATTATTTGGTTGGGCAAGGGCAAGTTGGAACAGTAACAATTAACTAGGAGTAGGACATGGGATATAAAAGCGCAGCCGATGGCATAACAGGTAAAGGTAAAACTAAGGGCAAAAACCTTGGCGATTCCGGTTCAGATGTTGGCATCGAAATGGGTAAAAAAGTTGGTAAGGGCACTGCTGGCGGTAAAACCGATGCAGACATGCTATCAATGGGCCGTAACTTGGCTAAAGTTAAAGCAAACGGAAAATAATCATGGCTATTAACAACAAACCTGCATCTAAATACGCACAGCCCCATACAATGAGTGGTAAGGCTGTTGGTAATGAACTGCCAGCTGAATCTACAGAATCCGGTAAAGATTACATGGATGAGATGAATATCTCTATTGCTAACGTTAGTAAGGGTAACTACAAGCCTACCAAGACTTCTGGCATTGAAATGCGCGGTGGTAAAGCTCAGACTAAAGGTAAAATGTCACGTGGGCCAATGGCTTAAGGGTAAACCCTGATGAACTACGAAACGTTATATAACTCGATCCAAGCGTACGCTGAGAATACTGAACAGCTGTTTGTGGCTAACATTCCTGTATTTGTTCAGGAAGCTGAAGATCGCATATATAACTCCGTAAACCTACCATCGCTACGCAAAAATGTAACAGGTACACTAACTGCTGCTAACCAATATATTTCACTGCCTAGCGATTGGTTGGCTAATTATTCATTAGCTGTTATTGATTCTACAAATCGATATAACTACCTGCTTAACAAAGATGTTAACTTTTTGCGGGAAGCGTACCCCTCGGTTGTGTACACAAGCCCAACATACCAGGGTACACCGCAGGGGGTTCCAAGGTATTACGCTTTATTTGGTTCACAGCTATCCAACGTCAATGAAATGACACTGATGGTAGCCCCAACACCAGATGCTAACTACACAGTAGAGATGCACTATTTCTACTACCCGCCAACTATTGTTCAGGGTCAAATTGCCACGCTAGGCGCTATTACTGCCGGTTCTTTATATACTAATGGCGTATACCAAAACGTAGCCTTAACAGGCGGCTCCGGCGCTAATGCAACTGCTGATATTGTTGTTGCTGGCGGTGTTGTAACAAATGTTAGCCTTAAGTTTGGCGGCAATTTCTATGTGGCTGGAGATATTCTTTCTTGTTCTTCCCTTGGTTCTACTGGTGCCGGTTTTTCTATTCCAGTATCCTCCGTATCAAATGCAGCTGGAACAAGCTGGCTCGGCGATAACTACGACCCGGTTTTGTTTTACGGTTCTATGCGTGAAGCTATGCTATTTATGAAGGGCGAGCAAGACTTAATTGGCTATTACGAATCTAAATACCAAGAGGCTTTACAGCAACTTGTTCGTCTTAGCGAGGGGCTTGATCGTGGTGATTTCTACAGAGATGGCCAGACTAAACTTAACGTTAGCGGAGCTAGGCCTTAATGTCTATAACGCAAGGTCAAACGACCCAATTTAAAGTAAACCTACTTAGCGGGCTTGAAAACTTTGCTTCTGGTACCCCTTATACATATAAGATAGCGCTCTATACTGGTAATGCGGCTTTGAACAGTGCTACGGCTACTTACACTACTGCCAATGAAATAACTGGCGCTGGTTATACAGCTGGTGGTAAACCCTTAACAATAACCCAAGTTCCAGTTGGGGATTTAAATAGCAATACTGCCTATATATCATTTGCACCCGTAATTTGGACTGGCGCTAGCTTTACTACCAGGGCGGCTCTGATTTATAATAGCAATACAAATGCGTCTATTTGCGTATTGGATTTTGGTTCGGATAAGACTAATACCCAAGCAGGAACATTTACAATAACTTTCCCAACACCCACGGCGACTAACGCCATTATTAGAATTAGCTAGGAGTAATTATGCAAAAAGAATTAGCAAGCTGTGGCGATAACGCTGTAGCGACGTTACAAGCAAATGTAGCTATTCCGGAAGGAATGACGCAAGAAGGCTACTATCATGTTGAGTGCCGTGATGCACAAGGCAATTTAAAGTGGGAAGAGCAAGTTCCTAACCTAGTAGTTGCTATTGGTAAGCAGTTAATGCTTGATACCTTGTTACGTACTTCTGGTACATATACAACAGTTGGACCATTCTTAGGTTTAACTAAGGTTAGCTTGACTCCAGCTGCTACTGATACCATGACTACTTTGGTTACTACTAATGCTGCTGAGTTTATTAACTACACAGTTGGTGGTTCTGCAGTTCGTGGTACAGCCGTATTTGGCGCTTCTAGTTCAAGTGGTTCTACACCATCTAACGTAACAACTTCAACAGCCACTGCAATTACCTACACTATTACTGGTGCGGGCGGTACAGTTTATGGTTGCTTCTTAGTTACAGGTTCAGGTGCTGTTAGTACCCAAAGCTCTACAGCAGGTACTTTGTACTCAGAAGGCAACTTTGCAACAGCTAAGACTACAACTGCTGGCGATACTGTAAGCGTTACATAT